TTCTGTGAGATTAGACCTTGATGGCAATGATGCTTATACTTTAATTATCATCCAAGATGGTGTTTCTAATGTTGTTAAGATAAATGGTGGTGGAGACTCAGTGATAACTATTACGCAAAGCGAATAAAATAATTTAATTATTATTCCAAAATGGGTTTACATCTTCATCAAAATAAACGATAATAGTTGTATAAAATGAAAAACGCTTTAAAAAGCAAGGAAAATAAAATGAATACAACACAACTAATACAAGCACTTGAAAATGAAAGACTAAGATTATTAGGGTTGCCGAGAAGACAACAAATACAAATAACTCATGCAAGTAATCATGGCGAATTTAGAGATGTTATTCAAGATATTGAAAACACTATAATAACATTACAAGTATCATAAGGATTTAGATAAAATGACAAACTTAAACGAAATCACAAACAAAATTTCTAAATACGACTGGATGACTCATTCAGAATATAAAAATCTCAAACAAGAAATATTCTCTCTTGATGATGATTCAATATCAGAACTATATAGCACCACTATGGATATCATAGATGAAAGAGAGACTGAACTTTACTTTCTAGAAGCAGAAGCAGAAAGAGATATGAAAGATTGGTATGCAAGAACTAAATATTTTAAAAAACTTTACAGCAAAGTTGCAAGATATATGGATGATTTATTTACTAAAGAAATGGAATCAGAAGCAAAAAAACCAATAGAACAAAAACTAAAAGAAACTGATACTGAAATTTTAGTTAAATATCTAGAATTTATAGAAGACGTAAATAATAAAGTTTCAACTCTATCTAAAGAAGAAAGAGAAAAACATATATATATTTCAAAAGGTATATTGTTTGCAAGAGGTTGTTAGTCTCAACCAAATATTCAAGGGTCTTAATTGACCCTTTTTTTATGCTATTATTTTGTGATGAAAAGATTTCTGTTTCCGATAATAATACTATTATCACTCCCACTTATATTTCAAAGCACACCAACTGAAATACTAAAACTAAGAACCTTTGATGGGTTAGTTAAACAACAAGAACCATCAGGTAACTTTGTAATTCTAAACATCACAGAAGAAGATGTAGAAAACGAAGGTGGCTATCCATTTCCAAGAAGAACACTAGCTCAAATACAAGTTGACCTTATCAATGAAGGTGCAATTGGAGTAGGTTGGGTTATATCTTTTCCACAAGCAGACAGAATGGGTGGTGATGAAGTTTTTGCTACAACATTAGGTTATGCACCATCTGTTTTAGCTATGTTTGAAGATAATAGTGGAAATTATCCAAAACCTGCAGGAACTGTTGTCAAAGGTAATGATGTTCGTGCTATAGTCTCTATGGGAGTTAAGGAAAACCTGAACACTCTAAAAGATAATACACTGCAGGGTCTAGCCATTGCTCCCACCGAAGTTGACCAACTTGTTCGCAGAATCCCATTACTTGTAAGCACACCTGATAACGACTGGATTCCTGCTTTTGGAACACAAATCTATAAAGCATTGTTTGGTGTAAAAACTTACATTATAAAAACTAATGATAATGGTATAGAAGAAATATCAATTAGAGGAATACCACCAGTTAAAACAGATAGTTTAGGGCGTAAGTGGATAAGTTGGGTAGATACACCTCAAACAGACTTAAAAGAAATGAATGTTGCAGGAAAGTTTGTTTTTGTTGGCGTTACTGCTAATGGTGTGATGCCACAAATAGCTACTCCTGTAGGATTATTAGAACCACATAAGATACAAGCAGCTCTATCAGAATCAATCTTAATACAAGACAGTCCTTATATACCTGATTGGGCATTAGCTTTAGAAATACTAATATTTGTAGTCTCAGTAAGCCTTATATGGATTCTATTAAACGCTTTGGGCATAACCTATGGACTTATAACAGCTTTATTTGTGATGTTATTAACAGCTTATACAGGATATGCACTTATCCACAGGGGTTTATTAATAGATGTTACATGGACACTAATCGCACAGTTCATTACTGGAGCAATAGCATTCTATTTACGCTTTAGAGAACAATGGAAGCTAAGAGAACAAATAAAAGGACAGTTTGGTACTTATATATCGCCTGATATGGTAGATATGATTGTAAAAGACCCTTCATTGATGAAGTTAGGTGGAGATAGAAAAGAAATGACGTTTATGTTTGCAGATATTGTAGGTTTTACGCCTATATCAGAAGCCTACATGAAAAATGATGACCCTGAAGGCTTAGTAGAATTGATTAATTTGTTTTTAGATCGCATGACTAAGGTAATTCTTAAAAATGGTGGAACTATTGATAAGTATATGGGCGATTGTATTATGGCTTTTTGGAACGCACCCTTGCCTTGTAATAATCATGCTGAAATGGGTGTAAAAACTGCTATAGAAATAGAATTACTTACAGAACAGCTTAATTTACAACTAAAAGAAGATGGTTATGATTTACCACCAGTCGTTATAGGAACTGGGGTAAACACAGGAACTTGTATTGTAGGTAATATGGGTTCTGAACTCAGGTTTGATTATTCAGTTGTTGGAGATGCTGTAAATCTTGGTGCTAGATTAGAAGTACAAACAAGAACCTATGACACGCCAATACTTATATCTGAATATACTTACAATGAAGCAAACACAGCTTGTCAGCGTATTGATGAAATTAAGGTAAAAGGTAAAGAAGAACCTGTAGTAATATATGCTCCTTTTATAAAAGAAGAAATCAGAAAATTGTATAAAAGGTAATATCCATATAGAATCCTACTATGGGATTCAAGTTATCAATAATACTAGGTGGTTTATTGTTAGTCTCAATATCAGGTAGTGCTTGGTATATTGATAGACTTCAAGACAACATATCAACACTCAAAGGCAATCAAATAGCCTTAGAAAAATCTATAGCAGAACAAAATGCATCTATAAAAACTTACCTTGCGAATCAGGAACAGGCACAAAAGCAAATACAAGCAATAGAAAAAGAAAAACAGGAAGCAGTAAAAGAAGTAAACAAATTAAGAACAACCTTTGCAAAACATGATTTAGATAATTTAGCATTGAAGAAACCTAAGTTAATAGAAAACATTGTGAACAAGGGTACAAAAAAAGTCAAAGAAGAAATAATAGCCTTAACAGACCCAAATCAGTTTGATGAATAGTTTAAAATTAATAAGCAACACAATCATACTAATAGTCTTGGCTAATTGTTCTATGCTACCTACAACTAAACCTGTAGAGGTAGTAACGATTGCAGAGCCAGTTCCAATGTACCATCCTCCTCTCCCCTATGAGGTGGCACTTACAGATATAGACTGGGTAATATTAACTCCTGAATTAATGAAAGATTATCTAGTAGATTATGAAAATGGCTCTGCACCTGCTGTTGCATACTACTCTTTAACTAGCAAAGAATATGAAAACTTGTCTATGAATATGGCAGAAATCAAACGATATTTAAGAGATACATTATCAATCGTGAAGTTTTATAGAGACTATGACAAAAAAGATAATCCTGAAGAAAAGGTGTCAGACACTAAATAATTTGATACCATTTAGATTCATTCATTATAGGAGATAATATTATGATGGGAATGATAGGAGAATGGTTAGGTATAGTTACTGGTGTTGTTTGTGCAGCATCAATAGTATGTGCCTTAACGCCATCACCAAAAGATGATGCCATGATCGGAAAGCTCTATAAAATATTAGAGATGTTGGCATTGAATATTGGCAAAGCTAAGAAGTAATTAGCTATGTCTAAATCAGTCACGCCATTTGTATACAACGCTATACTGGAAAGGGTAATAGATGGAGACACCATAGATGTGACTCTTGATTTAGGCTTTGATGTCAAACTACACAAACAAAGAGTAAGACTTGCAGGTATAGATACACCTGAAAGTAGAACTAGAAATTTACAAGAAAAAGCACTAGGACTTAAAGCAAAAGATAGACTTAAAGAACTATGCGTAGGTGCTTTTAAAATACAATCACTTGGCAAAGGCAAGTATGGAAGAATCTTAGGCATACCTTATGATGAAAATAATGAAGACATTTGTGCAATGCTTATTAAAGAAGGACACGCAGTTGAATACTGGGGTGGCACTAAAACAGCCAAAGTCCGTGAGAATGGAACATGGGGAGAATAATATGAAAATATCACAAGAAGGTTTATCACTAATTAAGAAGTTTGAAGGGTGTAAATTAGAAAGCTATTTATGTGCTGCAGGTGTACCCACCATTGGATATGGCTCAACAAAAGGCATAGAAATGGAAATGACTATTTCACAAGAACGTGCAGAAGAATTATTGCTAGAAGATATAGAGGTTTTTGAAACAGAAGTAAATAAAGCTGTAACAGTACCTCTACATCAACATCAGTATGATGCATTAATCTCATGGACATTTAATCTTGGTGGTGCAAACCTAAATGCTTCAACCATGCTTAAAGTTCTTAACAGTGGTGCATATGAAGATGTGCCACATCAAATGAAAAGATGGAACAAAGCAGGTGGTAAAGTTTTAGAAGGACTAACAAGACGAAGATTAGCTGAAGCATTACTATTTGAAGGTAATGACTGGGAGCATGTTTAAATCAAGATATGAGCCTATGCTCTATTTTGCAGTTGCAATAATAATTATATACATAATAAATATATGGCTTTAAGTAAAACACAGACAAAACGACTAGGTGGTATTCTTACACTGATGTTTGGGGATGATATACCAAGCGATTTATTAACTAGTCTTATTACAGATGGATATATTAAAGTTAATGGTCAAAAGTATGACCTTACTGAAAAAGGTTTAGATGAAAAGAATCGTCTATGTACTTTAGCAGGTCTTAATATTATGTATTCAAGCGAGAAAAAATCTAGTTAATAGAGTTTTCATATCTAGACTTTTCAAGACTAGCCTTTTCATAAAGTTCAATTAAGTCTGCAAATATCTTCATGCTGTCATCTGTATCTAAGTTTTTAAGCATATATTCAAGTCTATTATTATCTTTATGATTAAGTTCTTTGTTTTTTTTCAAAAACCTCAAAGACTTTTTGATAAATTCAATATCTGCTTTACTAAATGTTTTTAAGTGAATCATATCTAATTAACAAAAACCTTTTCTTCTAATTTTTTAAATCCCCACATTTTTCTAAATGTAAGTTCTGCATCATCAAAATTAAGTTTGCCTTCTTTATACATTTCTCTTTCCATGCAGTTAGCTACATACC